GTACCACGTACGCCCACGTCGGAGCCGCGCCCGTGGGTGGGTCGTCTACCACGCAGCCATCCGATTGTACACCGTCTCTTATCACATTTAGTTATAATCATATACGATTTAGTGTTAAAAAGAATGCGATTAATGGTGTACATATGTAACGTGATATAGGATAATATACTTAGTTAATCAATAACAGATTAACTAAACTAAACTAAATAAAGGATGAAATCATGAACAAATTAGAAACAACACAAACAATCAAATCACTAACTCAGACTGTGAACGAGCTGATCGAAGTCGTTAACGAACTTAAAAACAACAAACGAGATCGTGGTCCAAAATCTGAAAACGCGATGACTGAAGATCATGCGAGACAAATCTTACTCGGTGATTTGAAAAACGAATCACACAAGAAATGTGCTGAAATACTTGGATTGTCATATGGTCAAGTTTATTCGAGCCGAAACGGATATACTTTCAAAAACATCTACAAAGAATCTCGTGAAGCTTCGGTCAAAAAATAAAATAAAAAAATAAAATCAAAATCGACCTTCAAATCCGAAGGTCGATTTCTTGTCGGTTTCGTGTCGGCCGAGTGAGTCGAAAAAGCATTGGGGGCCCTGGTTCCCAGAGCGCAGGAGCCAGAGTCCCGAGGTATTTCAGATTTCGCACTTATTACCCTATTATCGCAATCTCAACCTCTCTAATTTTTTTTCATCAAACTGGTATAATCAACCGCGGCGCTGGGGGTTGAAGGGTTGGGGAATGAGGTATTTAGTACTAAGTACATGGTACTACGTAATAGCTACTTAATACGCGCTTATCAAGCTAAATAGTAGCTAATCTGAGCGCTCAGATTACGTCAAACAAGTTTAGCTTATATAGTATACTAAGTATGCAGCTATTTATTGTCAGATAGCTTAAGAATAAATACACAATACTGTGTACAACGGCACCTCGGCGCAGTATTATGTGCTCAAACATCAAATGGTAATATCATGAGTCCTTCAGACAAGTCATCTATTTTAGATATGTTAAGAGAGAATAACCCCGGTTATCACCCTCTTAAAGAATTGGCCGATATCGCTATGGACCCTGAGACAGATGTTAAATCGAAGATCGATTGCCATAAAACAATAGTCAAGTACTGTGAAGCGGAGCTTAAATCAGTTGAAGTCAACGCAAACGTCAAAGGGGACCTTGGTATGTTACGCGTTATAGTAGACAATTCTGATTCGGAGTTACCACCAGCATAACTACGGAGTAGTTTTTGGACATAACCCTATACAAGAAGCAGAATCAAGCGCTTACTACCCCAGCTACCGAGATTTTATATGGTGGTGCAGCGGGTGGCGGAAAGTCGTACTTAATTCGAGCCGCAGCTATAATATACTGCATGGAGATACCTAATCTTCACGTTTACATATTCAGGCGCACCTTTAAAGAACTTATGAGTAACCACATGTACACCTCTGGTGGATTTGTTGAGATGCTTAAAGAGTTTGTAGAAGATGGACTGGTAAAATTCAATAAGTCTGATTATGTGTGGGAATGGAAGAATGGCAGTCGTATCCAGTTATCACATGCTCAATGGGAGTCAGATATTTACAATTACCAAGGTGCGCAAATACCTATGTTGATTGTAGATGAAGCTACTCACTTTACTGAAACAATGATACGATTTCTTAGGTCTCGTTGCCGTCTAGGTTCATTACAAATACCAGATAAGTACGAAGGCATGTTTCCTAGGATATTGTACGCATCTAACCCTGGGGGTATAAGCCATAGGTACTTCAAGACTCATTTTGTAGATCATGGCTCTGAGATTCATCAAGCAGCTGACGACGAAGGTGGAATGACTAGACAGTTCATACCGGCTCAGCTAGCTGACAACAAAATGTTAACTGAGAATGACCCATCGTATGCTGCCAAGCTAAAAGGTCTAGGTAAAGCTGCGTTAGTCGATGCAATGTTAACTGGTAACTGGAATATATCTGACAGTAGCGCGGTACCTAGTTGGACTGCTGGCAAGAACTTGGTTGAGCCATTCTCGATACCCGGAAGCTGGACTATTAAGCGAGGGTATGACTATGGATATAGCGCGCCTTATGCCGTAGTGTGGGTAGCGATTTCTAACGGTGAGGATTACTTAGACCATAAAGGGAGGCTTCGCAGTGTGCCTAAAGGTAGCATGTTTGTCATAGACGAGATATATGGTGCTGACAAGTATGGCTCAGGTATTAAAGAGTCTCCAGTGGATACAGCTATCAAGATAAGAAATAGAGACAGAGAGATTGGGTATGTACAGTCAGGACCAGCGGATAACTCTATATTTAATAGAGAGAACGGTCCGTCAATAGCAGACATGATGAGTGCTGAGGGCGTGCATTGGACCGAGTCTAATAAGAAGCCTGGGAGTCGAGTGAATGGGCTATCGTTGTTGAATCAAATGGTATTAGAGGCCAATAAGGACATGCCAGAGAAGGCCGTGTTTAAGGTATTTAAGACTGCTGTCAATACAGCTGAGCAAATACCACATTTGCAGTTAGACAGTAAGAATTTAGAAGACGTAGATACTGAATCAGAAGATCATATCTACGATGTAGTAAGATATTTAGTCCTTCATGTGAGTAACGAAGTTCATCAACTTAAAGTATCAGGATTTTAGTCATGCCAATAGATAGTCTACACCCAGAATATGTAACAAGAGCGCCTCAATGGATTCGTTGTAGAGACGTCATTGAAGGTTCCGACGTCATCAAGAACAAAGGTGTATCGTACCTTCCTAAGTTACTTGGACAGACAAATGCAGAGTACTTGGCGTATAAGAAGCGTGCATTGTTTTTCAGCGTATCCGGAAGAAGTCTATCTGGACTAGTAGGTATGCTGATTAGACGGCAACCAACTGTTACGAAAACCCCACAAATGGATAAATATTTTGAAGATTCTAGCCATGGTCATATGTCGTTTTCTGAACTTATTTCGTATACAGCAAACGAAGTACTTATGGTTGGAAGAGTATTTATACTTATTGACTGGCCTAGTGCTGGCGGCGACCCTTATATCACTACATATAACTCAGAATGTGTGATTAACTGGTCTGTAGATGACGCTGGCACGTTACAGTGGTTGGTAATAAAAGAGCAAGTAGTTGACCCAACTGAGACAGATCCGTTTGACCAAACTATGGTGGATGTGTATAGACACATAAGAGTTGAAGATGGAGCGTATACCATTGACACTTATGATGACACCTTAACACTGATATCTAGCGTTTCTCCAACCGTGAGCGGCGCTGTACTAGATAGAATACCAGGTGTCATGGTTACGCCGTCGGGTGTAAGCATGACACTAGAAAAGCCACCTATATTAGACATAGTCGATGTTAACTTGAGTCAATATATGACGTCTGCTGACCTTGAACATGGTAGACACTTTACTGCTCTACCTACACCTGTTGTAAGCGGCGTCAACATGGACACTGAGTTAAAGATAGGTAGTCAAACAGCATGGGCTATACCTGAAAAAGCGAAAGCTTACTATTTAGAGTTTCAAGGTTCAGGGCTCAATAGTCTAGAAAAGGCCATGGGCGAGAAGACAAGTCAGATGGCACAATTTAGTACTAGGTTAATGGACACCAGCAGTAGAGGTTCAGAAGCAGCAGACACTGTAAGACTAAGACATTCTGGAGAAGCCGCGACGCTATCTGGGGTTGCTTATGCCATAGAGAGTGCAATGAACATAATATATGGCACCATAGCTGAGCTTGAAGACTTAGGAGACGTCAATATAGATCTGAATAAAGACTTCTTAGATACTAGACTGTCACACGCTGATCTTAGAGAACTTACAGCATCACTTGTATCAGGTGCTATTGACGAAGAGACGTATTTCTACAATTTAGAGCGTGGAGAAATCGTCCCGCAACATAAAGAGCGATTTGATTCTAAGGTCGTTCGGAGCGACACTAATGGTGAATCTTCACCGCAACCGCAGCAACAAGAGCTCTCCGAATAGCTTTAATGTTCTTAACTGCACTAATATATAAAAGAGGTATATCATGGGTTTGAAGTTTGTGTTAGATAATCTAGACGGGGTCGCTGAGGAACTGGCACCCCATTATTCCACATCAGATGATGGTAAATTTTACCTGAACGTCGAAGGGGCTGTATCTAAGCGAAAGCTGGACGAGTTTAGAAACAACAACATCGAGTTAAACAAGAAGCTTGAAAACTTCTCAGGTGTAGATATGGAGGAGTATGCCAAGCTACAAGAAATGGCACTGAAAGGCTCCAAGTACACTGATGATGACGTCAATGTAATGGTAGACGAACGTGTCAAATCTATGAAGATTGACTTTGAAAAGCAAGCCACCGGCTTAAATGACAAGTTAAGTGTCACACAGTCTCAACTAGAGTCGTTACTGGTAGATTCAGCTGTAAGACAGGCATCATCAACTTTAGGCGTACAACCTTCAGCTCAAGATGATGTGGTCCTACGTGCTAAGTCTACATTTA